TGCTTTGATTGGTACTTTGCAGGCTGGGTACACCAACTTCCATTACCTACGAGAAGTATGGCGAGAAACTACCGAGCGTGATGCTCTGTTAGGCGTAGGTATGACAGGCATTGGATCAGGAGAGGTACTTAAATATGATCTTAAAGAAGCAGCGACAGTGGTTGTGGCTGAGAACAAACGTATTGCTGAACAGATTGGAATTAATCCTGCGGCTAGGACTACTACTGTTAAGCCCAGTGGTACTAGCAGTTGTGTCTTGGGTACTAGCTCTGGCATTCACGCATGGCATAATGACTTCTATATAAGACGTATTCGTTTAGGTAAGAATGAAGCTTTGTACCAATACCTAGCTGATAACCACCCTGAACTAGTAGAAGATGAATACTTCCGTCCTAATGAAATGTCAGTGGTAGAAATTCCACAGGCTGCACCAGAAGGATCTATCCTCCGTACTGAAACCCCAAGCGATCTGCTTGAGCGAGTGCGTAAATTTAATACTGAGTGGGTACATCCCGGTCATATTGAAGGACAGAACACACACAATGTATCCTGTACTATCTCACTTAAAGATGATGAATGGGAACACTGTGGTGAATGGATGTGGAAGAACCGATACTCATTCAATGGTATCTCAGTCCTACCTTATGATGGTGGTACTTATCAACAAGCTCCTTTTGAGGATATTTCAGAAGAACGCTTTAACATTCTAGCAAACAGTCTCACAGCCGTAGATCTTACTAAGGTGGTAGAGGTTGAAGATAACACTGACCTATCAGGTGAAGCTGCCTGTGCTGGTGGTGCTTGCGAAATCACATAATCAAGGATTTGTATGGACGAAAAAACTAATATTGAAGTTAGTGCTGAGGATGCTGATGCCTATTATGACTCAACTGAAAGAGCTGTTGAGGAATACCTTAAAGATCTTGAAAGCGTTTCAGACCTACAAGATCTTATCCGGGTTAATGCTGCTTTTGTGGGTAAAATGGTAGATGCTTATGATCTGCTTCTAGCCCCTAATGCAACTAAACATTAAGGACGAAGATGAAGGCAGAATACATAGACCACATGGGGAGCGATCTTACTGTGGTCAATGCAGCACGAGTGAGCTTTGCTAAAGAAGCTGAGGAGCTGGGTTCTAAAGACCAGAGGTTAATTAGATACCTAGCTGAACATAATCATTGGACACCCTTTAGCCACCCACAGATTACCCTGCGATACACAGTTCCTATCGTGGTTGCTCGTCAAGAGTTTAAACACACCATAGGCTTCTCACGAAATGAGGTTAGCAGGCGTTATGTGGATGATGCTCCTGAGTTCTATGAACCTAAATCATGGAGAGCTAGGCCAGAGGGTAGTGTAAAGCAAGGGAGTGCAGGTGACGTTGACAGTCAAAACCAATTTGATTGGTTATATAAAGAGGCTTGTGGAGTTGCGCGTGAGATTTACTTTCAGATGCTTGAGTCAGGGATAGCCCCTGAGCAAGCTCGTTTGGTCTTACCCCAAGGAATGTACACAAGCTACTATGTCACTGGCTCACTCGCTGCTTTCGCTCGTATGTGTAAGCAACGATCCGATAGTAATGCACAAGTAGAAATACAGGAGCTTGCTAAACAAGTATCCGACATAATTGAACCTTTGTTTCCTGAAAGCTGGGAGGCATTGATGAACTAAACTTAGAGGCCATTAAATGAAAGTAATAACACTAGCCTTGTTGCTAGCCTTTACACAGGTAGCACAAGCAGAAGAATCAATCGTATGTACTAATGAAGACAATGCGTATGTATACACAGGGTTTTTCCTAGACAAAGCCAAGAGCTTTCAAATCCCTGCAAACTCATACGCTCTGATTGATGCAATGATACAGACAGTTAATGGCCCCTTAGTTCTTTCAGGTCAGGTACTGGATAGAAAAGGAAACAAGCTCACAGGATCTAATGGCAACCGCAGATGGTACTTACTACTTGATGAATGGTTCTGTCGTAAGGTCGATGGAGTAGAGCAAGAAGCTTAACTAATTTTATGGAGAAGTTATGACAGCTACAAACTGTATAACAGGCCATCCTATTAAAAGCAGAGTAACGTCTGAGAAGTACGCTGATAACTGGGATGCAATATTTAAAAAGAAAGATAAGCAGGAAGAAACCTGTAAGCATGATGGTTCTGAAGACACAGAAGCAGAACCAACACAAGATGATGTTCATAGAACACTTTGAGGAAATCATGCGCTCGTTTGAGTGTGATTTCAATACGGCAATACAAATGTACCAGCGTGGTACAGTATGGGAAGACTAAGATGGCAGAACCAAAGACAAAGAAAACTGTAGTGAAAAAAGTAGAACAAGCTGCACCAATGAACAAAGGTGATTTAACTGCAATTATAGCAGGTATACTTTTGACAAAAGGTACACTTAATTCTGTAACGGCTCTGGAAACAGCAGAGTACATTATTAATCAAGCACATAAAGATTCATAAGCTTATTCTAAAGTTCCACTATGGAACACAAGAGGTGTTCTTATAATGAAAGTATTATTTAAAGGCAGTGGTATTAACTCAAAAATTGTTAAGCATTTGGAGGAAAGTTTCCCAAATGTACTGCCCATAGATTATATCACTCAAGATGAATTAGCCTTTCTCCAAGGCCAGCAAAGCGTAATTGCTCACTGCAAGAGATTATTGGAGGAGGCTCAAGAGGAGAATTAATATGTGTTTTGGAGGCGGTAGTTCTAATTCAACTACACCAGCGCAAAGCGCACCTGTGACTTCTGCTACTCCAGAGTTCAATGCCGCAGGCTATGATGACGAGAAGTCCTCTGAGACTTCAGCGAAGAAGCGCAGAGGTAAGCGTAGCTTGCGTATCAATCGTAACTACGACTCAGCTAATACAAATAGCAGTGCTTCAGGTTTAAACATCCCAACCAAATAGGTTTATAAATGATTGAAAGTAACGGCAGTGTAGCAAAACGCTACGCACAGTTGGAAACAGCTAAGTCGGCCTTTCTGCAACGAGCTAGGGATGCAGCAGAGCTAACCATCCCTGCTTTACTTCCCCCAGAGGGACACTCAAGCAGCTCAGAGTTTATCACCCCTTTCCAATCAGTAGGTTCAAGAGGTGTAAATAACTTGGCAGCTAAGTTCTTACTTACTTTGTTGCCCCCTAACTCGCCATTCTTTCGATTAATGATTGATGACTATGACCTAGCTCAAGTAGCTGGGGCTGATAAGCGAGGAGCTGTTGAAGAAGCTTTAGCTCGTATTGAACGTGCAGGACTAGCAGAGATCGAAGGGTCTGCTGTGCGTGTCCCTGTGTTTGAAGCACTAAAGCAATTAATCGTTGCAGGAAACGCACTAGTCTATATGCCAAAGAAAGGCGGCATGAAAGTATTTCGCCTAGATCGTTACGTTGTTAAACGTGATGCAATGGGCAATGTCCTAGAAATTTTAACCAAGGAAAGCATTTCCCCTTTAATGCTTCCTGAATCCACTCGTGCTTTACTTACTGATCCAGAAGATCGGAATACTAAAGACTACGACTTATACACTTGTGTTAAGCGTGTAGGTAAGAAGTGGGAAGTTTATCAAGAAATCCAAGGTATCGCTATCCCCGGTAGTGAAGGTACATTCCAAGAAGATCGTTGCCCCTACATTCCCCTTCGGTTCTGCCGAGTAGATGGTGAGGATTATGGACGAGGCTTTGTTGAAGAGTACATTGGTGACCTACGTTCACTTGAAGCACTCACTCAAGCTATCGTTGAAGGAAGTGCAGCATCAGCTAAAGTATTATTTATGGTACGTCCTAATGGTACTACAAAGGCTAAATCATTAGCTCAGTCACCTAATGGTGCAATCGTTAATGGTGATGCTAATGATGTTAGTACCTTGCAAGTTAATAAGGCTGGTGACTTCCGAGTAGCTCTTGAATCTGCAAATACGATTACAGAGCGTTTGAGTTTTGCTTTCTTGCTTAACTCTAGCGTACAGCGCAATGCTGAACGAGTAACGGCTGAAGAAGTACGTTACATGGCTCAAGAACTAGAGACTGCATTAGGTGGTGTATACTCCATCCTGTCTCAAGAGTTCCAAATGCCTTTAGTTAAATTGATTATCGGTAGATTAGAAGCACAAGGTAAGATGCCTAAGCTTCCTAAAGATACTGTTAAACCTACTATTATTACAGGTATTGAAGCTCTTGGTCGTGGTCAGGATCTGAATAAGCTTGGACAGCTACTTCAGTATATCCAACCATTAGGCCCACAAGTGATTGCTAGTGAACTAAACGTCAGTGATTACATTGATCGTGTTGGTGCATCATTAGGTATTGATACTCGTGGATTGATCAAGTCCGAAGAACAGAAAGCAATGGAAGCACAACAAGCTCAGATGGCCCAGCAACAGATGATGGGTCAACAAGCTATGGCTGACATGGCTACTAGAGCTGCACCTGAGATGGCGAAAGCCGCAGCAGCTCAACAAGAGTAATTAAAAAATGGCAGAAACTTTAAACACACATCAAGAACCCACTCCTTCTGAAGAGCAGCAGCAACATGAAGAAGCTATGTTAGCTAAAGCTGATCAGTTGGAGCAGGGTGCTAATGGTGATCGTCCTGAATGGTTACCAGAAAAATTTAAGTCCGCAGAAGATATGGCTAAAGCCTACTCAGAATTAGAAAAGAAAATGAGCGGTGGTAAGCCAGAACCTGAAACGGAAGAAACTCCAGAAGAGACACCAGACCCCCAGAATACAGAAGCATCCGAGGTTGCAAAAGTTTTGGATAAGGCTGGCGTTGATTTTGACACACTACAAGCCGAGTACGCTGCTAATGGTAGCATTGGTGAGGAATCCTATAAACAGCTTGAAGAAGCAGGGTTCCCCCAGCAATTAGTAGACTCTTGGATTGCAGGCCAGCAATCGTTGGCAAATGACATAAACGCTCAAGTGTTCTCAAGTGTTGGTGGCGAAGAGCAATACTACCAGATGGTAGAGTGGGCAAGTGAAAGCTTACCACCTGCTGAGGTAGATGCTTTTAACAAAGCCATAGACTCAGGAGATATGAGCATGGTGAACATGGCAGTAAATGGATTGGCAGCAAGGTATCGCTCTGAAGTTGGAACCGAGCCTCAACTTATTCAAGGTGAGACTACAGGAAACTCAGGCGGTTCGTTTAATAGTGCTGCGGAACTGACAGCAGCAATGCGTGATCCTAGATACCAAAACGATCCTGCCTACCGACAGGCTGTGGCACAGAAGTTGTCACGGTCTAACGTGTTCTAAAGTTTTATGTCTTTTTTAGGCCCCCTTATGGGGGTCTTTTTTATATACGAAGCAAATACTATTACAGAATGATTACCTTTGGCCTCTGCGGAGACAACCTAAGCGAAAAGGATGTGATGTTTAAGCTGAGTAGAACAAACCAAACTCAAATTAAATATTACTAAAAGGTAAATTAAAATGGCATTTCCACAAAACCAAACTGTATCCCGTCTGGGTCAGGTTAATGGCGCAGGTGATGATCGTGCGTTATTCTTAAAATTATATGCTGGTGAAGTTCTTACTGCTTTTGAAGAGAAAAATATCTTCATGGGTCTACACCGCACTCGTACTATTGCTAGCGGTAAGTCTGCCCAGTTCCCACTGACAGGCGTTGCTTCTGCAAAATACCACACTCCCGGTGAACTTATCGAATCTGATAAGATCAACCATGGTGAGCGTACTGTTACTGTTGATGACTTGCTAATCTCTAGCCAGTTCATTGCTTCTATTGATGAAGCTATCAACCACTACGATGTACGTTCTATCTACTCCAAAGAAGCTGGTAACGCATTGGCTAACACTGCCGATAAGAACATCTCTCGCGTTATCGCTAAAGCTGCTTTGATCAACGATGCTACTGAAGCTGCTGCTGCTTTTGGCGCTTCTTTCGCTGACGAAGTTTACACCAGCAACGTAACCATTGGCTCTGTAGCCTCTGACGCTACTGTTGGTGCTGAGATTGTTCGTGCAATCTACGCTGCTCTTGAAGAGTTTGACAGCAAAGACGTAACTGGTGACAAGGTGTGTGTACTACCACCTGCTCAATACTACGCTTTGTTGAACGCTACTGACGTTACTTCTGCCACTTGGTTGAACAAAGACGTTGGCGGTGCTGGCTCTGTATCTGGCGGTGTTGTTCCTCAAGTTGGTGGCGTTAGCATCTATATGTCTAACAACATCCCCGGAACTGACGAGAGCGTAACTGGCGCTACTCCTGCTCCTCTAACTTCTTCTCGTGCAGGCGCTTACACTGGCGACTTCTCTGGCGTGAAAGGTTTGATCTTCTCTCAAGATGCTGCTGCAACTGTTAAGTTGCTAGATCTTGGTGTTGAGTCTGAGTACCAGATTGATCGTCAAGGCACTATCATGGTTGCTAAGTACGCAATGGGCCACAACGTCCTACGTCCTGCTTGTGCAATCGCTCTGATGGGCGCATAGTTTTAATTAAGGGTTACCTTCGGGTAGCCCTTTTTTTGTTTTGGAGGAAGTATGGCAAGTCCAAGAAAAGGAAAAGCTAAACTTAAAATCACAGCAAGTGGCAAGCGAGTAAGCTATGGTCAAGCTGGCAAGGCAAAAGATGGTGGGCCTCGTGTACGTCCCGGAACTAGTAAAGGCGATAGCTACTGCGCTCGTTCTGCTGCACAGCTAAAGATCCACAAGAAAGCAGCCTCAAACCCTAACTCTCCCTTACGACTTTCTCGTAAGAGGTGGAAATGTTCTGGGTCTAAATCAAGAAGGTAATAGGAACTATTATGACACCAACTACCAAGTTAGAGGCAATTAATATCATGTTATCGACTATCGGGGAGACCCCTGTAAATAGCCTATCATCTGGCTTGGTCGATGCAGAACTAGCTGAGACAATCTTAGAAAACATAAGTAAGTCTGTACAAGCAGAAGGATGGAACTTTAATCGTGAAGATAAGTTTAGTGTTTCTCCTACTGTAGCTGGTGAAATTGTTGTCCCATTAAACACATTAAGAGCTGATGCGTCACTAGTCACAAACAGTAAAGATCTAGTACAGCGTGGTTCTAAAATGTATGACAAGAAAAATCATACATACAATATAGGTGAAGCAGTAAAACTTGATTTGATAATCGAACTAGACTTCACAGAATTACCAGAAGTAGCAAGACGTTATATTGCAATTAAGGCTGCACGAGTATTCCAAGATCGTGTTGTAGGCTCAGACGCTTTACATGGCTTTACTATGCAAGATGAAGCTGCTGCTTATTTCCAATTAAAAGATTTTGAACTGGATACTGAAGATTACAATATCATGGATAATTATGACGTTTATCGGGTTCTTGATCGCACAGGATATGCGAGGTCTGTATAATGTCTTTAATCAGTCACTCTGTTCCTAACCTTATTAATGGTGTATCCCAACAACCCCCTT